AGGGCTCAATCCACCACAGAGCGACCGAATAGGGGGGCGTCTTCTCGATCGAGATGATTGCCGGCGAATCCATCTTCTTCCCCGTGATCTGGGCCACCCCGTCGTGGTAGAGGGCGAGCTGCAAGGGATAGTCGTAGTCCTCGATGACCCGCCGAAACAGGGCCTCCCCAGTCGTGCGCGTGGTCTTGAGGTCAATGACATGCAAGGCCCCGTCGACCTCGGTCACATAGTCCGGGCGGATCTTGAGATTGACCCCTGTCCCCTTATGCTGCCAGTGACCCGTCATCTCCGGCTGCCCGTTCTTGAGCATGTTTCCGATCTGCTGGTGCTTGGAGACGTTCTCGAAGATCCAGAGAAGCGAGTCGTGCTCCTCCTCGGTCAGGACGACGGCGTTGGTTGGGAGGTCTCCCCGCCAGGCGTCGCGTCTCTCCCGGTTCTTCGATGAGCGCATGTCGCCGAAGTCGGGCTGGATCACGTAGCGGTCCATGAAACTCTGGGGCTCCAGGAGGAACAAGTGCACGGCCCGCCCGTACCGGAAGTGGTCCTCGTCCTTCTCGGCGAAATCCCCACGAGCCCACGCATGAAAGTGCTCCGGGCTCTTCCTTAGCTTCCTGAGCCCCGTACTGCTCATCCTGGTCCGATCGGCGAGATACTCCTCAAAGTCGAGGCCCTCGATCAGACGGTCTTCGTGTGCCCCCCCAACGGTCGGCAGAATGATCTCGCTAAATTTCTGCTTCCGGTCCGCGTTCAGATGTTCCATGGATCTCCTCTTCCTGTTTCTGGGCCAACCAAGTGGCGCCCTCAATAAAGCCGCTCTCGAAAATGTCCTGCGCAATCTGGTGAAATAAAATATCCGTCTGAAAGTCCGGACGTTCCTTCTCCGCACGGTGGAGAATCCCCAGTAGGGCGTTGTGAGCCCGGATGCGCCCCTCGCGGAGGAGTTCGATTAGGTGGGCGGTTAGGAATTTTTTACTCATACGAGCCTCAGGGGGTTAAAGGTATTCCGGTCTTCTCTCTCGTGGTCTATGACGGACGATCTTCCGCTCTGTATCGCCCAAAGTAAGTGTATGGCCTGGAGAAGATCGCTACAATACATGAGGGGCCAGTCCTCCTTGCCACATGATCGACACATAATAACTAGGCTTATCCCGTTTTTATCTCCAATTTTCTCTAGCTTAAAACTCTGAATCTCAACGACGTCGCCATCACATCCGTAAGCACAAAACGGTCTGATCATTCTAGTCCTCCTTGTAGGGCCGAACAAATTCGGTCGGATTATAATTCTTCGCGGGTGATGACGACAGGGGTTTTGGTCGCCCTCCCAAATTTTCAATCTCGTCGAACGCCTCGGTGATATTGGCCTGCTTCGTATCGTAGTTAAGCCAAACTCCCTGGCCCTTTTTAGCGTGACGGCTCTTGATCGAATTGTGGACTATGGGCCTTCCATCTCTCATCTCGAACTTTAAGATCGAATGGGCGGGGAACTGTGATCGATGGCTCGATGAGATTGTTCCCTCCCGATTTACTTGGGCCATTACGACTACATGAATCTCGAGTTTCTTGGCAAAGTCCTCTAGCGCCTTGATCGCCCTTTGAACCCCCATCCACTCTGGGGTACTAGAGTCATAATCCAAAAGGATCTTCTGGTCGTAATCGACGAATACGAGTCCCAGATGTTCATCTTTGCATTTTTTAATCTGGATGAAGTTTCTAATCTCCGCCAGTGTTAATTCTTCTCCCCTCGTTAGGCTAATATCGAATTTGGGAAGCGCAATATCGCGGGACCTGATCTCACCGCGAAGAATGTCCCCCCATGGTTTCTCCGTCTGGGCGGCATAGTAACGGGTCACGATGTCCTCATCGCCCATCTCCAAGTTAAAATAAATAACGCTCATGGTGTGCTGGGCCGCCACGGCGAGATTCATCGCTAGATTGGTTTTACCGAAACCGGAGTCCGCGAGAAGAAGCGTTAGCCTCTTGGGATTAAACCCACCGATAAGTTGGCTGGTCTTTTCGAATCCGCGCAAGAGGATCCATGGACCTTTCGATTGGCGCTCAACTTGGACCAGATCAAAGGCGACAGGTATTTCTTCCTTGCTGAGTGCCATGTTATTCAACCTGGGTTCCTCGAGAAGAAATCCCTGAAACTCCTCCTCGGCGCACTGAGGGTTGTTTGTCACCCGCCGACAGATTGCAACGGCTTCAGACTGGCGTTTAAGGTTTCGGTACCGCGCTCTCAGCGAATCCGGGTCATGTGGTATCGCGCTGAGCGGTTCGTTGTCCGCTGTGAGTTGAGCGAAACGAAGTTCGTCCCCGACCTGTCGAATGGCGGTATCGTGTGACCCCCCCTCATCGCGAACCCGATTATACGCCCCCAAGAAATCTCCTAGGACTCCGGTCGGGTCGATTCCGGCCGCCTGGACGGTAATTAAAAAATCCGGGTCGCTGGCGATGATCAGGGCGAGTTTCGCCAAGAAGTTCTCAAGCGGGTGGTACTTCATAGCCCCAGGATTCCTTTCACGCTGGCCTCTCGGTAGTTGGGAAGTTTACCCTCCGCATCCCACTGGGCGGCGGCGGTGGCAATGAGTTCCATCTGCTCGAGAATTTTTTCCTTCGGCTGTCTCTCCGCAAAGGTTCGGAGTTTCTGTTCCATCCCATGTTGAAGGGTCTTACCCCCAATAACGCTCTTTACGAATTTACAGAGCCCTTCGGCATCGGCGAGTTTCTCGGGGTCCTTAGGGACTCCCGTCTGCCCCGTCTCCAGGAAGGCGGTAATTGAATTCAGGCTGTTCATGAGAGTCGGGATATCGTGCCTCTTCGTCTTGAACCAGGAATCCTCCATGGCAAAGTACGCCCGGACCATCTCCAGGGCTCGATCTTGACCCTGACTCATTACCAGCTCCTTGATCCGCTTGGCGTGTTGAGGAAGAACGGGGGGACTCTTCTGGACCCCGTACTTGATTTTCCATCCATCGCAGTAGGCCGCGATGACTGGCTTGGTCGAATCCGCCGACTTGTCGGCTCTCTCCGAAGGAGTCTTAGTACTAGAGCCTGAGTTTGAGGAAGAGGAAGAGGAAGAGGAAGAGGAAGAGGAAGAGGCTTCGGTTTGCTTGCTTTTGCTTCGGTCCAGCTTCGGGTTATTTTGCTTAAGGTGCTTCGTTTTTGCTTCGGACTTGCTTCGGCCACCCTTCCGACCCGCCGCCCGCTTCTTTTCAAGCCACGCGAAGTGTTTTTCCGATCCCGCGACAATGACCTGGTCCCCTTCAATACGGGCGAATTCCGGCATAAGCCTTCGATCGAACCTCGCATCGAACTCAGCGACCGTTATGGGTCGATCTTCCTGAAACCTTTCCTGAGCTAACTTGATCAATTTTAGGGCTTGACCCGTCGCCTTATCTGAGTCGCCCATACGGGCCGCCACGTCGATCAAGTCGATCCAAAACTTATCCTCAAGATTAATCCTCGCCACGGTCATTCTCCCCTCATCGCTGTGTTGTAGATGTTCACATGTCGCCAAGATTTTCCCTTTAGCACATCGCTAATGGTCGCCTTATGGACTCCGAAAATTTCGCCGATCTCTCGCATTAGCAATCCATCCATTCGCAAACGATGGACCTTTGGAATATCTTCCTCTTTGAGCTTGGCGTTGTGATGTGCTGATCCGGTTTTATTGTTCAATCCCAATCGAAACGCATGCCGATTATTATGGAGATGGTTTGATGGTTCCAGATTAGAAACGAAGTTATTGGTCTTATCCCCATCAATATGATTGACCATCTGATCTGGACGAATAATCCCAAAAGTAAGCGCCACAAGGCGATGCACAGATTGTCGACTAGGCCCATTATGGCCATATAGCGTGACCCCGCGATACCCCTGAAAATTAATTAATTTAAGAAATTTTGTTTGGAACTTTTTTTGAACCCAACCATGGGCATATTTTTGGCGGACTGTTCTGGCTAGGGTTTTGACGCGCCCACGATTAGAAACCTCATACCAAGATTCATATCCCGCGACTGGGCGCCAGATTTCTTCCAAAAAACCCCCGAGTTGCACGACAAAAGGCCATCCATGACCGGATTTCTCTCGACAACTTTTGAGGGATTAAGTATTACCGCTTTGAAGGCGGTTGTACTTTGCCCCAATCAAAGTCGCCGCTGCTCCAATTGGCCCTACCCAGGTCAATGGAGCTAGAGTCTCTGGGCGCCCTACTAAGACCCGCCCGAAACTCGAATCCCAGGCCTACCTCAACATATCTGAGCTGTCGACAAAGATTTACAAAAGCCCCGTCGCGGGGCGCCGTCCCTTCGATTGTGCGGAGTCACAAAAAGAAAAACCCGGTCGACTTCCATCGGAACCGGGCTTTTAATCGACCTCACGACAAGACGATTGGCCCTAAGATCTCAAAAAATCCAAAGCCAATCAAGTCGTAAAAAGTGCCAGTGAGGGGTTGCATCGTAATCCCACCAAATAGCCCAATGACTGGTGCAGGGGCTTTGGCCAAACGGTGCGGGGTGCTCATGCTCCTGGGGGGGGTTGAAAGCATCGGGCATGCCTGAGCCCTAAATCCAGGACGGCGAGCAAGCAAATAGCCCAAGTCGCCGAAGGACCGAGAGCCAAATGGCAATGGATTGCCTTAGTCCGAGGGGAAGCCTGCCTACACAGGTGCTCTTGCGAGGGAAGATCAGATAAGGGCTTCAATAACCCAACCGCTGACCTAGGACGGGATGCTATGTCCGAAAGGGTTGAAAGGTTCGGATTCAGGGACCGGAAATCTTCTTGGCCTCCAGGCCTGTAAATTTCTCCCACCTGTCGATGATCACGGAGCAGTAATGCGGATCGATCTCAGACATGAGACAGCGGCGGCCAGTTTTCTCGCAGGCGATGAGGGTTGAGCCGGAGCCGCCGAAGAGATCGACCACGAGATCCTTTTCCTTGGATGAATTGCCAATCAGATATTCCAGAATGTCCACTGGCTTGGTGGTTGGATGAAGATCCGAACGATGGGGCTTGTCGAATTGAAGTAGAGAGCTTTGGCTACGATCGGCGTACCAATTATGGGTTCCCTTCTTCTTCCAGCCATAGAGCACAGGTTCATGCTGATAGTGATAATCGCAGCGCCCGAACACGAAGTTCTGCTTCTGCCAAATAAGGGAATGTTTGAGCTGCCACTTGGACTGGTGTATCGCTTGCATCATCATCATCATCATCAGTTCCCCACCCTGAGGACTGAACACATAATAGCTGGCCTCGTCGGTAAAGTGATCTGCATGGGAAAAAAGATGGCCCCAAAGTGCCGCCATTTCTTCGACGGTTCCGGTATCGTTTGCGATGGTCTTGCCGATGTTGTTCTTCACCATGCCGCCGTGAACGGCGGCATTCTTCTCAATATATGAGACGCCATAGGGAGGATCGGTCAGAAGGAGATCCGCCTTCTCGCTATTCATCAGCGTCGCCACCTGCTCTTTTGAAGTCGAATCCCCGCATAGCAATTTATGGCTTCCAAGTTGCCAAATCTCCCCCGGCTTCACGAATGGCTCTTTGATCTCCGGGACCTCGTCATCCCCGATCTTACCCACCACTCGCGTGTGCCCAGTGACGTCGATTTCGGTGCCCGAGAGATTGGAGAGGACGCCAGAGAGCTTCCTTAGGTCGATCTCGGGGAACTCGAAGTTGAGGCCAACCTGGTGGGGGTCGAGCTTCACGTCGAAGAGGAAGTGGGCGAGGCCTGATTCCGTGATGTGACCGTATTGGCTTGCGGCTTGAAGGACTCGTCGTTTGGCGTCCTTGAAGGAGGGGGCCTCCACTGGGACATAGGGGATCTCGCCAATCTGGAAGCCCATTTCGCCGACCATCCGGCGCACGGTGTGCAATCTTTGGTGGCCATCGCAGGTATAGAGTTTGTTGTCTTCGGGGTTGGTCCACATGTGGGGGGCGAAGGCAAAGCCCGTGTCCTCGATCTCCTTGGCGAGCTTTGAGAAATTGACCTCAGTGAGCTCCTTGAGGTCGCCCTGGAATTCATTGAAGGCATCCAGGGGCGCGGTAAAGCCCGTCTTGCAGGCGATATGGATCGTCTTATTCATGGACATCTCCCTTGATTTGTGGAAAAAGCCTAACCCCGTGAAATCAGCCTGGCAAGGGCGTCCCGAATTGAATTGGCCCAATATGGGTTATGTAAAATTTATATATTTTAATATATATCGGCCTGGCGGTATAATGGGAAATAAGAGGTCGAACTGATGAAATCCAAGCAACTGAAAAGTAAAGCCTATAAGGCATTTAGGGCGGCTCTAAAGACGGGCGAGATATCCAGGAAGCCTTGCGAAATTTGCGGCTCACCCAAGTCTCAGGGCCATCACGAAGACTATTCTAAGCCCCTAGATGTCAGGTGGCTTTGTGCTCTACATCATGTAGAAGCCCATGGAAGAGCGGCAAAATCCCGTATTGTTCCTGAAAAAACAGGGACATTGGCAGATTACTTTCCAAGGAAAGTACCGTTAAGCCTTGTTCAAGCCCAGATTCCGACTGAAGTCAGAGATAAGATCAAAGGCTTTATCGACTCTCATAACCTTACATGGAACCACTTTGTTCACCGACTATTTTTGTATTTTATCGAAAATCGGGAGGAGGAATTAGATGGACCAAAATAATTCAGGAACCCCAAAGGACCTCCGTGAAGCAGTAAAACGCGCCCTCCCCAATCTTGATGATGCAGCGGTTGAGGGTGTCCTCAATGCGATCTACGACCGCCTGGCGCAGGACTTCGGGATTGCGCAGCTGATGGCCGGCGAGTCGGACGAGGCCCATAATGCGATCCGTGGACTGTGGCTTAAGATTTTTAAGAGGGAGGAGCAATGGCCAAGTCGCTTAGTGAGGATCTAAAGAGGGGGAAGTCGTGACCATCAATCTGGGATCGGTCGAGATTGATAAAGAAACCTGGGCGCGATGTAAAGCCCATGGCTATACCAGGGACGACATCAGAAGCGTGATCGTTCAAAATGGCGAGGAAAGTCTGATGAGCGCACTGGACTCCACAATGTTTTGTGAGAAGTGTGGGGCGGTAGCCACCAATGGCGGCGACTCTTGCGATCACAAGTGGGTGCAGAAATGACCAAGATGGAGCAAGTCCGCCTGAAGGCCCTGGCCAAGCGGTGGTGTCGCGAGCACGACCGACTTCAAAGACAATGGAAAAAAGAATGGGCCAAGTCCGGGACGGAGCTGAAGGTTTGGGCTAAATGCTATGAGTTGGCCGGAATGGCCCAAGGACTTTCACTGGCCGCGGGTTCTCTTTTGACCCTGCTGCGGAAGTTGGAGGAAAAATGATACCACTCTGGATCAGATGCGTGGAAGCCATGGCGGTCATTGCAGTCGCCGTTGAAGCCTGGGACGCGCTGGAATTCTTGGATTTACTGAGGAGGGTTCTGTGAAACCCATTGGACCACAATACCTAGGGGACGGGGTTTACGCAGAGTTCGACGGGTTTCAGGTTAAGCTCACCTGCGACTGCATGTCAGAGCCCAATGCGATCTTCCTCGAGGACCGAGTAATGTTGACGCTCATCCGGCTTATGGAGGCGTGGTGGGAACGGAGAATCAAGATTGAGGGGGTCGAGAGATGAATGAACAGCAGAAGACCATGGTGGAAGCTAGGATCAAGAAATATCTCCACCTGATCCCCGAACACATGCATAAAGGAGTCATGAATTACGTCTTCGATCGAATTGAGCCAGGGAGTTTTTTACGAGCTATCCTCGAGAACAACTTGGTTCGCTCCGCCGAACGCGCAGACCATATCAATCGGGAGGCCCTTTGGGAGTGGTCCTGTTTTCTGGTGGAGGCCCTTCCTGTCAGCGCATGGGGTTCGGAGAAACGGGTACAACAATGGCTAGCTGGGGGTAAAGAATGAGTCGGGACTTCGAACAGGACATCCGCCACCGCAAGGTACTTTCACTCAAAAGCATCGAAGAGGAGGACGAGATGCTCCATAACAATTCCCGGTTCTTTACCGAGGGTTTCAAGGCCGAGACCATGAAGTTGATTCGGACCCTCCGCCCCGCGTTCTGCGAGGACGTCTTCCGCCAACCCGAGGGCGAGGTGAAGCGTCATCCCTTCGACTATTCGACCGTGGAGATGCACCCAGGATACCGCTTCTTCTCAGACGAGCAGTGTTGGCATTCCTTCGTTGCGACCGCCACCAAGGGGAAGCAATGGATCTGGCTCACCGATGCGGGGGCCAGACGGGAGGCCCTGGCGGTCGAGGAAGCCTATTTGGGGGACCGGCAACTCTGGAGGGAGGGAGCTTGGTTAGCCCTCCGCCATGCAGCCGAATGTGATCATTTTTACCAATTCGAAAAAACCTATTAACTTCCTAGCGAAGTGATCGTAAGGGACCCCAGATGGACCTCGAGCGCCTCATCTTAATTGCCGCCTGGATCGTCATCATCTTCGGGGCGGCATGGCTCTCTTGGGGAATCTGGGCCCTCGTCAGTGGGCGCTAGCTTATTCGAAAGCCAGCGTCTTCCACTGCCCCTGACTATAGACATGGACCTTATGATCAGCAGGATCGAAATACTCGTCCCCTTCTTGCGGAGTTACTCCCGTCGGGGGCTCCGTAGCCAGGCGGAAGTATCCGCGCTCAATCTGGGTGCGGATCGCAGCGAGTCTGACCCGCCCACCGTTATCGGCCCCATCCCCATTTTGACCACAGACGACCGAGAAGTCGCCGGCGAATCCTTCCCCGGAGGCGTCCCCGGTGAAGCTCTCAATGTTCCCTGCATAGCCGTTGGTGGCATTGGCCCCGGTTCCGGTGATGAGGCGAATCATCCCGCTGACCCCACCGGTCACGGTGACTTGGCCGGAATCGATATATATCGAATTGGCATCGCTTTCGGACTCCCAGGTGGTCGCACTCTCTTTGGTCCCCAGGTGCAGAACCCCGTCACTGATCGGGGAGTAGAGGGGGCCGGTCACGACCTGAACCGCGTCATCGGCGATGTCGGTCTCGTGAGCGAGCGAGGGCAAAGAGAACATCAGGGCCAGGGCGATAGCGATGCTTTTCATCTGTTTGACCTTTCTGGTTTAGGGATAATTGACCCCCCGCCTTGGGCAACGGGGGGCCGAGGAGAACTTATGGGATTTGATTTACTTATCGGTGGCCAATGAACAAAGTTAAGTCCAGTCCAAATTGGATCTGTCTTTTATGCGCTCAGCAAAGGGGCTATCGGAAGCGCCTGGACGACGAGGTGAAGGGGACCTTCAATCACTGTCTCACCTGTGGACACTATAAGTTAGTCGTCGATGTTGCGGATTTAGTTCCCTGCTGGCAGGATTTGGAAGATGGATCATCGTCAGGCATTTTCGGAACTCCTAGAAAAAATGGTCCAGGCCGTAGTTGATCGATCAGAGCAAGTTGAGATACTCGTCCGCCAGGGAGAACAGACCACAATTTTTGAGATCCGCGTCTCAAAAGAAGATGTCGGTAAGGTCCTAGGGAAGAAGGGGTCGATGATTAATTCCTTCCGCATGATCCTGAGGGCCTATATGGCCAAGTACCAATTTAGAGCTGTCCTGGAGATCCTCGAATGAGTGAATGTCCAACCTCAGTTGAGGCCCTCATGCTCGGCTACTGCGCTGGTATTTTTACCACAGTTGTGGTGACGGTGATGATCGTCTCCTTCGTCAAGCTTGCGCGCGGGGGAAGCCATGACCGCTAAGTTTTGGGTTTGGGTCTGGATGCTCATCGTCACCGCGGCCTTCCTGATCGTGATCCTCAGTTGTCAGTCCGTTCAATACCCGGATTCCGGGGGATACCCCACCCGATCGTGGAAGGAATTCTGCGAAACGAAATATCCTGGATGTGAATCTAAGGGCGTGTGGTTCGATCCCTGGGGTGAAGAACACTGTCTTTGCCAGGACGATTAAACCGGCGCCGAGCGAATTCCCGACGCCGGTACGATCAAACACGGATGGAATCGATTTTATTGAAGTTGGGCTCCCCGAAGGAAGTCCAGTTTAGAACCCCAGGTCCAACACAGTCAGATATTTAGGGAGTAGAAGGTGGTGCAGGATAGATCCGAAGAGGATCTCAATGTCCACGGTCTGAGCCTTCCCCAGGGGAAGCGCCTGGGTTTCGTCGGTCGTCAGATCGAAGGAGTACATCCACAGAGCCTGCGGCCCCGCCCCATAGCAGAACCCGGCGGCCGCGGCCTTCACCAGGTAAGACGAATCCTGATTCTTGAGCCTGATCCTGACCTGGGTGGCTCCGGAGATATTGACCGGGTTGCCTTGCGTGTCCAGGAGAACGGCCAGGAGATGGGCTTCTGAGCCTCGGATCACGGTTTCAGAATTTACCTGCCAACCCATCACCTAGTAATGGGCGCCCCCGACACCTTAAGCAAGTCCAGTTAAGGTGCCGGAGGCGCTGGGTCCGATGGGTTCTTCATGGGGAGCTTAACACTGGCGAAAAAGTCCAAAAGATAGCAGAACGCAACATAGACCTTGCTTTTCTCAAAGTTGGCCAGAAGGTCATCGTCGTACTTGGTTGGGGTCAGCTGGGCGATATCGTTCAGGGCTGTGAAGACGATTTTATTGATCGTCCTGAGGGTCCCCATGGCAGCCAGGATTCCGACAAGGGGCGCCATTGCTGGGGACAAACCAATGAGCCATACGATGAAATTCGCCATTAAGACCTCCCGTGTGTGCGCTACTTCTCGGCCGGGCGCGGGGAAGACTTAAGCGATCGGATTGGGCCACTTGATCGCGATGAGACATTTACGCGGGAAGACAGAGATTTGGACCCGGTCATGCTGGTTGCCTCCTAAAACGGCAACATAATCATCGTTCACGACGTGATGGCACAGACCCACGTGGTGGTGGCCATTGGACCACTGGAAAACCAGTATGGCGCCCTGTTTGAGCTCACAGGCTTCGCCATACCCGGGGTCGGCGAAGGACACGGCAGCGGCGCTTCCTGTGCCTTTAAACGCGGATTCTGCGAGGACCCGATTTACGAACGCAGAGCACCATGCCACGGAGTCGCTCGCGGCCTTGTAAGAGGTGTACGAGAAGCAGTCCAGAATGAATTGGTTGTGGTGGTGGGCCGGGTCTTCTGCCTGGCCTAGGTATTTGAGGGCTTGGTCGAACCAGGGGCTATTGGTCATCCTCCATGATCTCCTTGCGGATCGGGGACCACTTATCCCCTGCCAATAGCTTAACGGCATGAAACGCGCGGCGTAAATCAGTTTTTAGCTTCCCCAGGTTTAGGGACTTGAGGTCCGCATCGATCTTAGCCAGGGCCAGGGTATTTGATTCCACGGCCCGGGCCAGGGATTGGATGGTCTTCTCGGTGAGTTGGTCTTTGCGCTCCTTGAACCGCCAGAGGAACTCCCCAACCCGCATCAGGAGATGCATGGCCACCAGAACGCATCCGGTGGCGACAAGGGTCGGGAGACTCGAGGCGTCCAACAGCTTTTCCATTAATTCTTGTAGCGGATGGTGACCTTACCACCGGCCCCACGTCCACCGGCCCCGCCCACTCCGGTGTCTCCGCCGCCCCCGCCGCCTCCGCCGCCTCCGGTACTGGCCGTTCCACTGGATCCGGCCGTACCACTTGCCCCTGCTGCGCCCCCGTTGCCCCCGGCGCCTATGGCGGAACTTCCTCCGCCGCCGCCTCCCCCTGTGGGACCGAGGCCGCTTGCCGCCCCGCCAGAACTCACACTACCACTAAAGGGGTACCATTGGCTTCCGGCGCCCCCGGTGGCACTGCTTCCAGTACCGCCGCCGCCTCCGCCCGACCCCCAGAACCCAGGGGAACCAGCGGTGTGCCCTCCGGCCCCGCCATCAGCTCCATAGGCAAACGAGGCGCCACCGCCGCCACCAGACGCCGCCGTTCCGCTAACCCCGCCCCCCGTACTTAAGGGGGAGAGGGACCCTCCGGAGAGTGCCCCGGTAGAGAACCCGCCACCGCCCCCAAAGGCCCCGCCATTAACGGTGACAGTCGTCCCGGAGTAGGTGATCGAAGTATTGTTCCCGGTTACACCGCTTCCCCCAGAAGTGTTTGCGGCTCCTCGAGAACCCCGCACTCCGCCGCCGCCAACGGTCACGGACACGGTTCCAGCCGGCGCGACCTTCAAAAAGAGCTGACGATACTCGCCGGCCCCACCGCCGCCACCACCACCGCCTGCTCCCGCACCACCCCCGCCCCCGCCCCCGCCCCCGCCGACCAGCTCAATGAGGAGCTCGGTGATTCCTGAGGGCACGGTAAAGGTCTGCGCATAGGCCGACGTGGACCAGCTCTGGGCATCAGAAAGGGTCGATAGGGTATTGAGTTGGCACCAGGTGGATCCCCCGTTGACGAGGGCCGAGGAGGAGACCTCAATGCAGAGGCTGTTCAAAGATCCGGCCGTCGTGTAGCCGGTGTGGCGGGTCCAGGCCCCGGAGGCCTCGTCATAGATCCCATCGTTTGAGGATGTGGTTTGGTTCTTGACCGAAATGACTTTTCCCACTCCGCCTGAGACCCCGTCGATCGTCTGCAGCCCACTCAAAGTGATGTTCGCCGTCGTGGCCGAGTCGACCGTTATCGCCCCTGAGGGGATGGTGAAGTCTTGAGAACTCCAGGCCAGAACCGAGGAGGCGATCTTTGGGAGGGTCACGGCCGCATCGACAATCTTCGGGGTCGTGATCGACCCGTTGGGGATGACGAAGCTTGCATTGGCCATCTGGCCCGCGATCAGGAAGGGAAGTAAGAGTTTCTTCATAGAGTCTCCTTAAACGAGGTCGTAGTCGGTCCCGTTATTCATCACGGTGATGCTGTCGAAGACAGGGGTTGCGGGGACTGAGTTCAAAACGAAGTTGGTCGCGCCGTCAATGGTCCCTACCACGGTGGCAGTGCTCCCATCGCTTGAGCGGTTCTTGATGGTGAAGCGCTTCCCCACGGGAACGGTCCCCACTCCAGGGAGGGTCACGTTGATATTTCCCCCGGTATTGGTGCACCGGATATTGGCGTCCGTCGCCAGGACTGAGTAGTTACCAGTGGTCGTGACGACGCCCTCACTCTTAAGGGCCCACTTGGTTAAGTCCGTCACCGCGTTATTGAGGTTGTTGTCCACCAGGGAGACGTAGAACTCCCCACTGGAATTGACGATGCTCCCGATGAAATAGTTCGTGCTCGAGTCCCACTCAGGAACCCCGTTCTCAAAGAGGTAGGCCAGTTGGTAGAAGAGGAGGACAAAGAGTGCGTTCATGTCCTGGATCGCCGGCGCGTTCCCGCCGATGACGGCCGAGTACCATCCATCGAGGAAGTTTGAGAGAGACTGAATCAATGCCGGGTCGTCGGTGAAGACCGGAGAGCCTGCGAAGAGGCTTCCGAACTTCGCCACCTGATCTGATCCGTGGGTGGAGCCGAATCTCTTTTGAAAAACCCTTGCTAGCCTAGACATTGCTTAAGCCCTTTCCTCAACTATTGTAATCCAGCCACGGATAGGTGAGCTGATAAAGTTCGTAGAAGTTAAATGGCGACGGTGGATTCACTGGGGTCGGATCTTCGTAAGTGACGAACCCGAAGAACGGGTAAGTGTGGGCCGAGACGATGACGATCGAGGTCTGAACGCCCATAGGTCTTGGAAGAAAGTCTCCGGTAGAAATCATGGCCAGAAGATCCGGGGTCCCCAGAGAGTCGATGATCAAGTAGTTGAGCCCCATGAAGGTGTTGTCCGAGACCAGGATGAGTCCGGGGAAGTGAACCGCCAAGAGATCCTGAATCACCGCAAGGGAGCTTCCGGAATTATTCTTGATGATCGCAAGCCTTATGAGGGTTCGGTAGTCGTCGTCCCCCAGGGTGACGGCGCGATCAAAGGCGTAACCCCGTCTGGAAACCCCAGTGTATTTCCCAAGGACGTCGAGCTGAACTCCAACGGCGGTGTCGAGATCAAAGGCGTCCTGAACTTGGAGGAAGATGTCGTCCGAGAGGAAGAGGGAGACGATGGCCTTAATGGTGGCGACGGCCTTGGGTTTATTCCGATACTGGATGATCAGCAGGTTGGCGTAGTAGTTGATCGTGTCCGTCAGATTCATTTCACAGCCTCAAGTATGATGAAGTAAAGCCAATGTCGTCCTCAGTGGGGTTATAGACACTGTGCAACTGCAAGTCATCCCATTGGGCATGCGTATTGGTAATCTCCAGCGGCACCCAATTCTTAAGCTGGTCGATCGTGGGTTTCATCCTCACCTTCTTAATCACGATGTCCGGGTAGCATGCTGCAATCCATGATGGCCCAGAGTCGGGGCCAATGTACATCCTAGCTCTTGAAATAACTTCAACGAGATCCCAGACGGTCGGAGTGCAGACCCATGGGATGCCGATATCATGAAGAACTTCGTTGGCGTGGCCGATCTGATAGAGGTCAGGACCTCGGTATTTCTTAATGACATGCTCCACAATCTTCTTGGGTAGCGGACCATGGCTGATCCCCTTCGCCTGAAACAGAATCATGTGACGATCCCTGAAGGGGAAGTCCTCGAACTTGTAGAGACGGGGATGTCTTAGGAATACCTTCGCCCCCACACACAGGGTGTGCTTTTCAGCTAGGGATGTGAAGACGCTTCCGCGGGGTTTAGGGATCGGGTTGAAGTTCCAGAGCCCCGCAACCTTGGCGGGCTTTTCTCCCCCACGCAGAACGAAGGGGTTGTGGTCAAAGACCCAGTGCTTCTCGACGTCGATCAGCTTCTTGCCGAAGGTTCGAAAATAGTTCTCAGGGACCATCGTAAACTGGATGGCGTCCCCGATTCCTATTCTGTGCGGCACGCTGATTCCTAGCATCAAGAGACCGCCACATTGACGTCCGTAAAGTTGCTCAAACCATCCGTAACCCTAACCACGTCCGTAACCGATCCCGTCGATCCCGCTGTGTAGAGGCCCGTCGAGGAGTTAATGGACCCACCGCTGTTGTTGGTGTGTATGGTCCATGTATAGGTTCCATATCCACCATCGGCTGTGAATTGCTTCGTCCCAAGAGGAGCTACCGAGACCGCTGTATTCGGGGTCACAAGGATCGGGAGGATGATGATATTGGCCTCAGAGACGGCGAACTGTTTGTTCTTGGTCGCCGGGGTCAGTGTGTTGGTATAACTTCCCCCGGAAGACGTCGAGAACCCAGCGCTCGTCACCAGGGTATTGTCGTCGATCTCCTGCACGTCCGTGGCGAGGCGGTTGATATTCACCTCCTCATTAACCCGTGGGACGAAGAGATCCACGAGCTTAGAACGGATCTGAGCCACCGCCGGCGGGTTCGTTCCATCAAGAGAAGTCGCCGTGAACTTGATGTAGAGGTCTTCTGGAACCACGAAGTCCCACTTAATGAAGATAGTCGACCCATCAGCCTGGTTGATTCCCACTGATTGAGATCCCTTCATTCCGCAACCGGCGTTGCGTTTTTGGTAGATAGCTCCACTGATAAGGCCGTTAGAGGCGGAGCCCGCCACGATGACCCAGATCGAATGTCCAGGGATTCCGTCCCCATCAGTGGAGCTCGTAACGTTCTCATAGACGAAGGCGTCAGTGACCCCATTCAGGTTCTTGAGGGCGGCGACGAGACCGTCATGATATCCCTGAGAGCCGATCGCCACCGACTGCTGCCGGCGGATCTTGAGTTGGGCGTCGGTCTCCTCGTTAATACCAAGAACCGTATAGGTCGTCGGGTTATTCACTGAGGTAACTCCGAGGACGATCGTGACCGGGATCGTGATGGTATTGGGGATCGTGAGAACCGCGCCTGGGTCCTTCGCCTGAAACGCTAGGGCCTGAGTTCCAGCCCCAGAGATTGCGATGGTCGTAATCAATTGGAACTGGTTCCCGGCGTTGTCCTGCACGGTGTAGACCGGATTGGTATTCTGATCGAGACCGTAGAGGGTGCATGAGGCGGACGTCACAATGGTGATGTTCGTGAGGGTGAACGTTCCCCCCTGCCTTTGAATCCCGTTGATCGCGACCCGCTGATCCAGGATGTTCCCAATGGCATTATCTGGGTCGAAGAAGTTATAGATCTGAGTGATCAGGTCCAAGAGATCTAGGATTTCCTGAACGATGATCATCATCTGTTGCCCGTCGGGACTGCTCTGGCTCAAGTCAATGTCGTTCCCATAGATCGACTGCATGGCCGCGGTGAACTCGGAGACCAACTCCGCCTGGGTCTTAGTTAAGAGACCGCTCGCATCAATTTGATTTGGCATTGGCTCCTCTTTTGGCGCAGAGTTTTTGCTGGCGAATAACTACGCTCTTCTGGTGAGGCCCCTTCATTTTAGAGGCGTCCATCTTGCATAGGCGGGCCACGGCATCGGATCTTCTGGCCTTCTTATCAGCTGGCGACAGGGCTGAGGCATTAAGGACGAAGGTAAGGGCCAATATAAGTTTAAACATACATTCTCCTATTGATACCCAATGCAGTGGTAAGTAAGTTTGTCGCTAGCCCCAAACGGGGTGGCGGCTGAAATAACTAGTGTAGTTGTTGAGGCTACGGGTTTCAGAAGTAGAGAGGTGCTCTCGTCGTCTACGGTGCAGATCGGGGCGTTACCCCAGATTTGAACGAAGGTAAGTGTGCAACTTGTAGCTATTCCCCCGGTACCGACTGTGATCCGGCCGGCAACGTCATTCCCGGCTACGCTTGGAGAACCGCTTCCACAGGAGCTTGGTGTTGGAGCCGATCCCGCAGTTACCACATGACCATCGAAGACGATTTTTCCCCTAGTGACTGTCGAGGCCCCAGTTGTCACTACAAAGTCCCCTGAGGTTCCCGCAGGAGAATTTCCGGTTGAGAGTTGGATCTTCCCGGATGTACCGGCGTCGGTGGCCCCAGTAAAGACCGAGAAATTCCCAGAGTTTGAAATGCCGGTAACGGCGCCAGAATAAATCTGGATCTCTCCGCTATAGGCCACGTCATTAATTAGGCCATCGCCAGTATGGAGGACCATGTCACCGGACTGCCACTCAGTATCGCCGGTCAAAATACCGATACCTCCGCTGAAGCTGTTCTTTGCGGACCCAGTACTTAATCTAACCTGGCCAGTTGCCGTGTCGTTGCCTGTCAAGTGATTGGCGGTAGTATTACCCGACCCAATTTGAACGGAGCCCGTGGTAACGTTATCAACCGTGCTGTTTGTTTGTCCGGTGGCTAAGGTCATGTCCCCGGTTTGTTGGGTGGCAATCGTTGCGCCGGCAATAAGGCCCGTGTAGAAAAACATTCCCCCGGTTGGTCCTGAACCATTAGTTTGTCCGGTAGCGAAGAGAATCTTCTTCGTGGAGCTTGCGCCGTCATCAGTGGCAAAGGCGGTGTTAGTTTCAGCTCTTATGAAGAGATCTCCGGTAGCAAAGGACTGACCCGCGATAGTGACGGCCCCCGTTTGACGGGTAAATCTTCCGGCCTCTGAGCTTCCATTTGTATTGACGACCGTCGGCACATAGACAACTGCCGGAACCGTGGTCGATGATCCGATCTCGTAGGCGTTATTGGTGTCAAAGTGCAAATCGGTATTGATGGCGGTTGAGGCCAAATTAGAAAGCGCCGTATTGGCCCCGCTGCCACCGGTTCCCCACGAGACTGATGTTCCATTCGTAGTCAGGAATTTGCCGGAGTTTGAGGTCTGAGAAGGCACTAAAGCATTGATGGCCCCCGAGGCCGAAGTTTGTCCAGTCCCGCCGTTAGTTATAGAGAGCGTCCCGGAGACGTCGGCGGTCAGCGAGACGGCGCTAAATGATGGGGGTCCGGAAGCGTTCCCATGCAGGAGTGTTGTCGTAGTCCCGAGAGACCCCAGGGCGGCCGGTGGATTACCTGTGCCGCCCCCAAGTAGAATCTGATTGGCTGTAAAAGCTCCAGAGCTAGCAATTGTTCCCGACCCACTGAAATAAAGAAGCCCACCGGAAGTCCCCGATCCTATCCCAGTCCCTCCCCGGGCCACCGCGAGAGTTCCGGTAGTGAGTTTAGAGGTGTCAAGGCTTGGGATCATAGCGGAGGTCAAGAGACCGCCGGAATCCAACTTAGCTATCTTGTTGGCGTCTCCAGAGCCGCCGGTCGTGCCCGAATTCAAAGTTAAGACTGGCGTAGTGGTTCCTGTAGCGACCCCAATATCCGCATTGGAGCTCGTGACACTGGTAACGGTACCGCTCGTAGCGGCCGCCCAGCTCAAGACTCCAGAGCCATTGGTTTGAAGTACGTAGCCAGAGGACCCATCGGTCCCTGGCCAGGTATAGGTCGTGCTGGCAGCCAATGTCGCCGGCGCCTTGAATCCGACAAAGAAAGCGTCAGTGTTGAGATCATAAAACAGCAGTCTGTTCTCTTGATTTTGGCCGTTGTGGAGTTCGACGTCGTCGGCCAGAACGATCACTGGGCCCAGGCTTGGACTTCCAGAACCATCCGCCTCGAGAGTCATCGCGTGAGTGGCCTGAACGAACAGATCTTGGTTGCTTCCAAAAGAGCCGATATCCCTGACGGCGACCGTTCCCCAATGGGTTCCGTTAATGTCCCCAAGGGCAATAGATTCTGATGCCGGAATCAGGTTGGCGTTCACCGAGGTGCTAACCAAGTTGCTCAACGCCGTATTGGCCCCCCCACAGGCGGCCCATAGGGTATTGGTCCCGTTGGTGCTTAAACACTTCGAGGAGTTACCGGCCTGGGAAGGAATGAGAGTCAGGAACATCGACTGAAAGGACGGGAGGTTAACAAGGTCCCAGAGCTGGACTCGATCGGTCTGGTCAAGCGAGTCGTTCACGAATGGTAGTGAATCGGATGACCCAACGGTGCTCGCGGCCTTCAAAGGAAGTTGGGAGATCTTGGTGTCCCCCAATGCCAGAGGGCACATGAAGACAAGTGTAGACAGGATCCAGAACAGTCGGCTCATATGCCTAACCCACTTCCGCCCTCGGTCGAGAGGACCTCTCCGCTTTCGGTCAATAGATAATTTATGTTAAGGCCTTCGCTCACAGTGACAACTCCAAAGACCGTATCGACCTGGCAACTGACACTTAAATTGCGATCGGCATCCAGCGTCGAAGAGAAGGTGTTAGGGACGATCCGGGTCACTCCCGGGGTGTTGAGGATCGAGTTACTGATGGCCAGCTCTAGGGCCAGGCGGTTCTTGCTACCTAGGAGGTTCCACCAATCGATCCCGGCCCCGATATCGAAGAAGCAATCCCCGGTGAAGGATTTAAGGCGAGTCCCAATGGCCTGGGCTGCGGCGTCGCGTCCAAACTTGTAGTCGTTCTGACCTTTGCCGAATGTCCAATCCCCATTTGCGTCCAATGCTCGAACTCTCATTCAAGTAACCCCGTGATAGTGGTTAAAAGCGACGTCAGGGCCGTTACGGCGGCCGGGTTAAGCGGGTTCCCTGCGGTAGGGGTCGCGGCCCCAAACGCCGTTATAAGGTCATTTGTGAGCGTCGTAAGAAGCGTCTTAAGGGTGTTCGAGCCATCCTGGGTTCCGATTCTGGCCAACCCGGTCTGGGGGTTTACGCCGACCTGCATCGTCCCATCGGTGAGAACCGCACGGTCCGGGTCATAGGTTGTCAAGGCCCGTTTGAGGGATCTTAGCCCCACAAGAGCGATAGCGTCCGCAAAGGAGTGAAGCCGGGTTGAGGGAAGGGGTGCGACCTGGCCCGAGGCGAACCAGGTATCGATCGCCCGGTCGTTGAAGAGGAGGAGGCACTCATCCCCCTGGGCTATAGGCATATTCAGGAACCCGGCGCCACCGCTGAGGATCACTGCAGGGCACGAAACGACGAGGGGATAGTTGATGAAGTTATTCTTGTATTTGCTCGTCTGTTCATCAAAGACGACCTGGGTTTGAGGATAAGCCATTGTAGCCGTTACCGTCTGGTTGGACGAGTCGAAGCTCTGGATGATCCCGATATGGTGGCAATTTAATCCTAGGAATATATCCCGCTCGAGGAGGTTCAGAAGGTCCGCCAACTGGAAGTCGGCATCCGGGACCTTGAGGGGCGGGATCTTGATATCGCTCACGCCGTCACCTCGAAGTCGAAGAACTCGGCGTCGAGTAGTCCCACAGTGGTCACAGTGGGCCCAGAGATAGTGGGGGCGATAATTCCCTTATGGGCGATGCTAATGATCTTGTAGGGCTTGTTCTCCGGCCGACCCTGAACCGTCGTGTTGAATTGTTTGGCCGTGAGACTCATGAGGCTGACCTTCTGGCCCACGGTGAAGTGGGGTTCAAAGAGGACATCGCAGATCACCCGGGGCCACTCGAGCTTTGGAGTGTTCAAGAGGCCGGTCTCGTTGCTGATCTCAAGGACCGATTGCTCAAAGAATTCGTTGTTCTTCAGGCAGTTCACGATCCCGTTATCGATAAAGACGCAGCCCCCGGTGATCTCATTGAGTACTTTGAACGCATCCCCGCTATAGGACTGAGCCCTGTCGAGGGTGCCTTCAAAATTCCCAATGACCCCTTTGGCGATCCCGATGGTCTGGCTCACCATAGAGTCGATCATCGCCGAGATGACCGAGGAGATCGGGGTCCCGGCCTGGAAGGTCATGTTAATATTGGGGGTGATGAACGCCCCGCCGCCGTCAAGGCATTCAAGGTCTGTAATGAAGTTAACCCCTTCCCGTACTGACCACGCCTCGGTGGCGTACCCGCGGAAAATCATGGGGAGGTCGTCTCCATAACCGGCGTTGAGTTGCACCTGGACATGGGACATCCGGCCGTAATCACTCGGGGCCTGCCGAATGAGATTCCGGTTCTGCTCCCCAAGATTGTAGATCCTCAATGCCGCCGTATTGGCCGAGGAGAGATCGTTTCGCATGATCGAGAACTCCAGGGTGAACGGAGGATCGATCTCAATCTCCGCCTCGGGAGTCGTAACCTTCAAATGGTAATTGAGCCCGAACTTAGACGCCATTCAGGAAGTCCTCATACTGCTGAACTTCTGCGGCGGTCAGAATAAAGAGTTGAGATTGAGCGGAGGAGAAATCCTCCTGGTGAGTTGGCTCCCGGCCGTCCTTAGAGAAGCACGCCATCCCAAAGGGGATCTGGTGCTGAAACTGTCTTAGGAAGTTCGGGCTGTTCGTGATCCGAAGTCCCGTGAGGGTGAATGTATTGTATACCAAGGAGACGATGAACCATCCATATTGCTGTGGCTTGAACTCCACCTGAAGCTGAATCCGGCTATTGTCCGGAAGGATGATGGTCTGTTTCTGCTGAGGATCGAAGGAGAACTTATTGACGGAGAACATCAGCCCCCCAACTTACTGGAGAAGGTATCACCTGAGATCGGGGGGCGGTTGACCCCAAGGTTCCTCACGGGAGAGGCCTGCATCGATAGGCGTCCTTCTGACTGACCCGAGGTATCGTTGAAGATGCTCTGGGTGAAGTTCATCTGCTTGAACGTGACCTCGAAGTCCGTAATTACCCTGGTGTCCTCGGCCTGGATCGCCCTCAGACTCTTAATGGCCATATCGAAGTAAAGGGCCCATGGGGTCTGAACCGTGAAGAGACGACGCTCGCTCCAGTACCCTTTGAACTGCCCATAGACGATCTGCTGCTTTGTCTGCGTGTCCCGCGGGAGCCCACGGTAAGCTTCGACCGCTGCTTCAGCCGCCTTCTTGGCCGTATTGTAGAGAAGGGTCGCCTCATTGAACGCCAAGAGGGCCGCTACCGAAAGGCTTGGGACGAACCCCCCGATAAGGGTCAGCTTCTGGGCCGCAGTCTGGAGCTTCTCTAGTTCCTTGGGAACGACGTCGTTGAGTTCGGCAATAAACCCGTGGGTCGTGATCGTAATCGGCTTAAGGCTGATCTGGTTCTGGATCGCGGTATTGTCCTCGATGAAGTGATCTGTGATATCGCTTTCCATAGTGTCCGTCTGCTCACCCTCATAGTTGAAGATGATCGGAGAGGGTTGTTCCTGGTCGGCGGTCGTCCCGGATTTCAATTGAGGCCAGATCCCGACATTCTTCTGAGGTGTCACTAGAACTAGGTTCGATAGACCAGAAGCTGAAGTCGTTAGGGTTGCGAGCTGTGAAACGCTTGGCATTTAGTTCACCTTGCCCCTGAAGCGTTGCCGCCCGACGTCCTGAACCGCCTTCTTGAAGTGATGAGCCCCTTCTTGCGCGTCCTTAACCCCGTGGTTATTGACCACGACGTTCGCGTTGTTGTTCACGACCGGGGGATTCTCGGCTCGTCCAGGGTTCTTAAGGACCGGGTGGACCATATTCAAATGCATATTTTCTGAGGCCCTGGCCGCCTGCTCCTCGAACCACTTCGAATCCTGAAGGACTCCCATCTGACGAGCCTTAGTGGCCTGGGTCTGTTTGGGGCCCTCCATATCGTGCTTCCCACCGATCGAGTCCGAGATCTCCTTGAGATAGCTCAAGATCTCAGTCCATCCCTCGAAGGCGAGCTTGATCGCATCGAAGACCTTCAGGCTCTCGGAGAGCTTAAGTAGAGACTCCACAAGGGCTAGAACCTGGGGCGTGATCTTTTGAAGGTCAGCCACGATCTGGGGGCCGTGCTTAGCAACGAGCTTGTCCATCCCCGTCTGGGCCTGGGCGAAGACGTTGGAGAATCCTACGTGGACTTTGCGCATATTCTCGAGCTGACGGTCTGAGAGTACTGGAGCGCGGTTGAGGATGTTAGGTGTAAACACGTTCTGGTGAAGGGCCGAGAGCATCCCCTCATTAACCCCGAAGGACTGAATGAGTTGCTTCGAGAGATCCGGAGGAAGCTTAGGCAGAGCCTTTTGGATACGCTCCAGGATGTAGAAGGCTCCAGTGGTCTTATCCATGGCGTTCTTCATATCGAAGGACTCATCCTGGTCTTTGAGGGCCTTCATGAAGAAGCCTAAACCCTCAGGCTGCCCCTTCCCGAGCTTGACCATGTTCGTAAACGCGGTCTGAACCCCGGTGACTGAGGATTGAACCTCCTCCATTGTGGCCCCGGCCTGGCGCCCGGCGTAGACCCACTGCTGAAGCATCTTTGTCGAGAGCCCCGTGTTCTCGGCGAAGCGCATGAAGTTGAGACCGGTCTGACCCGACTTTGAGGCCATCTGCTCGAGCCCATAAAGGGCCGCAAGAATTCCGGCCTTCGCCGCAAGGGCTGAGGTAGAGATCTCCTTTAGAGAGATATTGGTGTCAGTGAGGGCCTTCTGGGTCTTCTCCTGACCCTTGAGGCCGATCGCAATGAAAAGTTCCCCCGCTTTCACTTATTCAGCTCCATATAGGCAGCCTCATAGTCAGCGAGGAATCTCTCGTAGTTTAGGGCCTGAATTACCGTTCGTGCGTCCAACTGACTAGCCTCCAAAACCGAGGAGCAGTACCCCTCTTTAACCAGCCGGAAGTAGATCAGAAGAACATCGTCGCTCGCCTCTATGTCAGGTCTTTTGTGATCGCGCCCAAAAGATGTCCGTACTCGGCATAGAGGCTCTTCCCGAAAGGGAGGATGTTTTCCTTCGCCACCTCATAGCAGGCGTGGATGTAGTCCTCGCGTGCCTGAACTGGTTCAAACGTGTTCTTGTCAATCCTCACGCCCTTATAAAGGGCCGAGGCCATGCACTCCCAAACACAGTCTTCAATCTTCTTTGAGGAGAGGAATCCACAGAACAGGTCCTTGACGAAGTTCGTATCGAGCTCGTCGCTCGCGGTGATCTTCATCCCCTTCATCTCTTCGAGGACCGCCTGGTAGAGCGCCTTCGCTTTCGCAAAGGGCGCCGGCTGTACTTGGATTTCAACCCCGCTTGGGAGTTTGATCGTCTTCAGTTCCATTCAGCTCCCTATTAAGTGAGAATCCTCGGGGCGTTGCTGAAGCGCATGGTGTACATAGCCACACTCTGCTCAGCCTCTCCATCGACGTTCGTCTTCCCCTCAACCTGTTTACTGAAGACCCCACCGGACATGATGTAGGTGTCAGAGGTCACGTTCCCGAGACCGTCACCGACCTTCTTGATGAAGCTTCCGATCATGAGGATAGTCCCAGAGAAGTTGGCCTGCTGCTGGGCGAGTTTCCCATTGAGGTACTTGTCCGAATCCGAACCACGGATCACTCGAACTTTGACCTCACACTGCTTTCCAGTCTCGTTGAGGCCGTAGATGGAGTTCCCATTCTTCCCGGTCTTCACGACGGCGATCTCGTTGGGGAAGGTTAGCTCCACCGCATTCCCATCGGCCAAGTCCTTTAAGAGGACGTTGTCGATGACGACGGTGTCTGACCCTGATAATGCGACGGTGCTCATTTAAACCTCCAATAGTTTCTTCACGCGTTAACGTTGACTATAATGCTGGCGCTATCGATCGCTCCGGCTTCCTTCAGGGCAATCTGAACCAGTGGGGCCTTTCTGGCCTCGCGATCAACCTGGGGTTGCTTGCCGATGGGCAGAGAGAAAATGTAGTAACCCCTCTGGAGAATATTGGCCAAGAAGTCCCCCTGATTCCCGAAGGTCGTGGGGCTGTTCCACTGACCCGGGGCCGAGTACTGGTTGGTCACGGCCTGCTCACAGACGGCCCGGAGCGCCCCCTTAAACCCATCCATCCCGCCCTCGGTCTGAGGGATCTTCGTGGATGTTTGAGCCAGGTAGTTGAAGGCCGCCACTTGCAGAGCGCCCACATACCATTGAAGGTTATAGACCTGGTCGAAGAACTTATTGGCCCCGGAGCAGAACACCTTGGGAACCCCTTGGAGGCTCACATAGGTATCGGCGCCGGCGTTCTTGCACTTGGTGAGCAGGGTCTGGTCCATCGAGGGATCGGGCTGGACGCTGATCAGATCCTTAAGGTGCATGTTCTGAGTGGTGTTGGATCCGGAGAAGTTCGTCGAGAAGGCCCGTCCCCCATAGGAGGCCATCATAGTCAGGGCGTCGGTGTCGTTGTCGGCCCCATAGAAGAGCCCGCGGCTCTGGGTGAATCCACCGGTGCGGATCTGGTCAATGATCCCTGAGGTGGGTTCCACAGAGTCCGGATCGCGCTCCACAAAGAGGAGGATCTTATTGAGGGTCTGAACCACGGCGGCCGCAGCCAGGATATCGGCGTCCGTCTCAATCTGGGTGGAGAGAATTCCGAAGTACTGAACCAGGTCCTCGGTTCTGGCGATGGCGGCGTCGAGAGTCTCTGATGCCTCAAAGGGAATCACGACTAAATACCCGCCTCCTGCAAGTATGTTCGGCTGCTGAGAGAATATCGCAAGCGCCATCTTGTAGGTCACTGAGCTCGTCCCGAAGTCGTCTCCGACCTCCTTGGGAGTCAGGTAGATCTTGAACCCATCGTCAAAGACTGGGTCTGGGGTTTCGGTGGTGAAGAGGGCCAAGTTGCTTGTGTTGTACGCCCCAAGGCCCGCGGGGGTTTCGGCGACAGAGACGTCGATGACGTTTGTAAGCTGCAGTTCCATGTTTAAAAACCTCCTTAGGGCTCAGTGGTAACGTCTGTTGTACTAAAATCATCAAAGTACGGGGTCCCAACGATCCGCTTCATCATGTACTGCATGTTGAGCGCGAGATTAAATCGGTTCGGGATCGCGGCCCCATCCTCTTGGGATAGGTTCACAAAGCTTGTCGTGATCGGCGCAATGTAGAACCCATTGAGCGTCTGCTGGCTCTGTGAGTAGGCGCTGTTGAGAGACATCAGGATTTCTTCCTTACGATCTCTAGCTTGGTTGCCTCGGCTCAAAATATCAATGCTTAAGCTAGCCAGCATGTTCACCGACTGGACCTGATTTAGATCGTCACCATCGGGCTCGAACTTGAGGTTGTTCGCAAAGGGCTTGCAGCTCAGGATTCCAACCGCAATATAAAGTCTTGAATCCGTTGGGATATTGATTTTCTGGTTGTAGGTATAGACCTGATCGTCCGTGAGGTTCATCCCGTGGCGGAGAATGTCCTCGACCAACTGGATATGGGTACCCACTAGAATTTGCCGGGTCGTGGAGACCGAGGTTAAGTCGGTGACTTTGACCACGTCTATTCCGGTCACGATCGGGGCGGTGTAAACACCTGTAGCGCCGTCAATGCTCCCGCCGGCGCCCCCGGGAACAACGGAATAAGAATAGGGCGGATTCCCGCCAGAACCTAAGAACCGAGCCTGGTTTAAGGGGACGATCGCAAGTGAGTTGGCGCCCAGAGAGAGACTCATCCCGGCACCGGGCCTGAACCTTCGTAGTCCTGAACGAGGTCATACTCCACGTAGCCGTACTTATTGTAATCGCCCTTCTTCATGACCCGATATTGGACGGTCTCATAGACGACCACGTCGTCGGGCTTAAGGGCCAATTGAATCTCGGCATGAAGCTTGTGCCACTTCCAGGCGCGTTGACCCTCGGGCTTGAGATAGAGTTGCTGGAAAGTGAAGGGCTGCATGACGCCCCGGAAGTTGATCTCGGTCTCGGTCTCAACTAACTCGCCCGCGATGTTCACGGTCTTCACTACGAGGCCGAAGACCATGTTCTGAAACCAGCTATTTAGGGCGTCCGAGACATCCGGGAGAGCCAAGAAGTTTCCCACCCCGCTATTGACCGTGGGTTTATAGGTCCCGGTCAGCGCCCCATTGGCATAGATGACCCCGAACTTCACTTTGTCCGCTGAGGGGTAATCACAGGCCGAGATCGCAAAGACTGGGGGCCAGTAAATGATCATGCCGGGTTCTCCGTGATGATCGAAAGCTTGGTCGTGAGGGCGCCTACGGCGAAGAACTCAAAGGCTATGAGCTTCCCATTGAGGTCTGAGGAGGCCAGGTTGATTTTGTACCAACCATCCCCGATCTCGACGGCCGTATTGGGGCAGTTCGCAAAGGCGCCACCGTCAATGCTCCGCTTGGCGATAATGGTGAGTCCTGGAGCCGGGTCTCCGGTCGAGAGGTACATGGGGAAGGGGAAATTCGAGAGAGCCTGATTCTTGGGCACTGTGATCGCGGCCGGACCCGTGGGTAGATTGTCCGTCTTCGCCTTAATCGCAGTGGCCAGGGTATCGACCGCAGCGACAGCCGTTCCCACCGTAGTGACATCGCCCTGGCTCGAGGGAGTTGCGGGAAGATTGTCCGTCTTGGCTTTAATGGCCGTGATCGAAGTGTTATCGGGCGCAGTGTAGCTCGAGGTCGGAAGACGGCTGGCGATGGTCGCGTTGACGTTATCGACGATGAGTTTGCCCACCGATCCCGCAGTGGTCAGGGCGGAAGTCAGCGAGGCCCAGATCACTCCAGCCAGGGTCGTGCGTTCCCCGGAAGTCAGAGTCATCGCGTCGCCAGCTGCGGCCGGGGTCGCTGGGAGGTTATCGGTCTTCGCCTTGATTGAGGCGATATCCGCATTGTCCGGGGCCGTATAACCCGACGTAGCGAGCCGGGAGGAGACTGTCGTGTCCAGGTTGTCTATCTTGGTCGCCCGCGCGGAAGTGTAATCCGCGTTGGAGACGGCGGTCGACGCCGGGGCCCGGGAAGAGATGGTCCCGTCAATGTCGGTGACCAGAAGCTTCCCAATGGATCCAACGGTGGTTAGGGCGCTGGTCAGGGCGTCCCATACCGCCTGAGCAATCGTGGCCGCTGACGGGGGAGAGGTATAGGAACCGCTCGCAAGCCTTGAACTGATCGTGGCGTCGATATTCGTTACCAGGAGCTTGCCTATTGACCCGGTGGTCGTGAGGGCCGATGTGAGGGCGTCCCAGATGGCTTGCACGGCGGAGGCCGCAAGGGTTACTCCGGCCGTCACTGAGGCGACAGAGCCCGTCAGGTTACCCGTAAACGTGGTTGTAAGGGCCGTGGTGATAGTCGTTGCGGCATTGGTACCCGCAATGAATAGGCCCCCGGCAGCGCCCGCCACGGCGTCGGGAAGGCTGTTTACGGTGCCGGTAGGGGAGGAGACGTTGAAGAACTTCTTAAACCCTGCGGCAAGCAATCCGGAGGTTTCAGTAAGCGCCGTTCCAAGGATCTGGGTCAGGTTAGCCGAGACCGTAGCAGTCACTGACGCCACCGAACCCACAACGTTGCCGCCCACGTTACCGACCACACTGGCGACCGTCCCAACCACGTTACCGCTGACGTTTCCAGTGACACTGGCCACCGTATCTCCTGGGAGATCGGTTACGACCTGGTTAACGAAGTCTGTTGGGTCGGCCCCCGTTGCCGTGATGTGAATAGCCAGGTCCCCAAGGGTATTGGTATGGCTTGTCGTTAGGGCCAGTTCATACCAACCGCTTCCCCGGTCCGTCACCGTGGGAGAGATGGATCCAAAGGCCCCGCCAGCCTGGGAAGAGGTAATCGTCAGGGTAAGACTCGCCTTACCGCTAATGTGGTCGGCCGAGTCGGTCATAAAGACCATGATATTCACAGCGGTGCTGAGCTTAAGGAGTCTCACTTATTCACCCATCTTCCCCGTGAGCCGGTAAAGGGGCCGCCGAAGGCCGTCACTGCGAGAAGGGCCGATCTTGAGGCCCCATTAAGAGATCCGGTTCCTGAGGTAAGGGCCACGCTGGTCGGGTCAATAACCCCGTCCCAGATGGCGAACTCATCGAGCTTAAAGGCCGAGGCCGTCGTATTAGGGCTGGATCCAATGCAGATGGACTTAAACCAGGTATTGGCCCACGAAGACGTTAACGCCGTGGTTGGGGTCAGCCCCGAACCAATAGCCGAGGCGTCGACGTAGCACTTGACGTTGTTCGCCGTGGTGGTCCCGTCGCCGACAAAGACGACGTCGTAGAACGTTCCTGAGGTAGGGGACCAGGTCCCAAAAGAGGCGGTGGTATAGGTGGCCGATGTCTCGTTCTTTGAGGCCATCGTGAGGTTGGCGGTCGTGATATCGTGGCGCCACTCGAAATAGGCGGAGGTCGCCCCTACTCCGGCGGATAGACAGCCGAAAGCCCTACTCCCCGCTGGCGTCCCGGTATACCCGGGGGCAATCCTAAAAAGCACCGACCAGGCGCGGGAGTTCTGGGTGTTATAGGCCCCAGGATATGAGAGGAACTTTACCCCGCTGGTATCGGTCAGGTCCCAAACGGTTCCGGAGATACCCCCAGACGCGGTTGAGATCTTCCCAGAGTTGAACTGCACCCCAACGCCGCCGCCAGCCGCCAGGTCGGCGGTGAAGGAACTTCCCTTAGCGTGGAAGACCAGGGTGGTGGACATTAAGCGACCTCCGTAGTGATGGAGTCGCGTAGCTGACCCGTTTCAACCAGGGTCTGGTGATTCTTCTTCCGGGTCATATCCGAGGGCTTCCATGCTCCGAACCCGCCGGTATTGAAGGCGTCTAGGACCACGTTCTGGGCCAGAAGCATGATCTTCTGCATCCAGAGCATGACCGATCGCTCCCGAATGACAGTCTCAAGGACCTCAGGATGAAAGGCTTCGGAGTTCTCGATGTAGCTCGAGAGGTGCTCATTGAGCGGGACCCTGAGGAATGACCTCACGGGGAGTTTCTCGGTCCCGAACTCGTGGTCGATGCCGATCTCCACGTTGGTCCGCTCCCCGTCCACGCGCGAGACCTTCCCAATGATCCCGATTCTCCCGGTGGGGAGGGGCTCATTGAGGGCTCGGATGAAGTTCTCCAGGGCCCTGGTATCGAGGGAGGTTTGGTCGTCACTCAAGGGTGCGTCCTCCCTCTGACTGAGAACACAGCCCCCGAGAGAAGGGGGAGAATCATGACCAGGTATTGGGCCCCATAGTTGGTCTTGGAGAAGGCCGCAAACTCAGGGTTATCGAGGATTCTCTGCGGGATGGAGTAGTTCTCGGAGACTGAGCCCACGCTCTTCCCGGCTGTAACCCAATTGAATTGCCCTGATATACCTTGCGATCCCTCCCTCATGTTGAGGCAAAGGCAGTGAGCTGCCAGGAATAAGAATCCCCGGTCGTAGACGGCTTGGGAGACGAAGAGGTCAACGTTGATCACGATCGCGGCGTCGTCCAATGCCAACTGAATATCGTCGTCAGTGACGTTAGTGGCCGGGTCCGTCCCGTAGATGAAGTCCCGGGAGAACCGAGCTTTAAAGTCTGCGATTGAAGGATTCTCGTAAGCCATTAACCCTCTCGCGAAAACGCCCGACCACTAAGGGCCGGGCGTCGAATTTCGGCCCAGAACATTTCAGTCAGCCTTAGTAGCTGAAATACATGGTCTCCAAGGGGCGCAGCAGGATCACCCCAGAGAACTGCCCATAGCCAACGTTTTGGAACGAGAAGTTATCGATCGAGTTCGCCAGCGTATTCGTGTAGTCCACCGGGATCTCCATCTTCAGAGACTCCTCGTCACTGTTCAGGAGCACATACCGCTGGACGCCCAGGGTGTTGTAGGCCTGATCCGCATAGGCCAAGGGGAGAACCTTGAAGCCCTTGTTGCGGGTGATGAGCTGGAGAGCCTCCTCCACCAACTGGAGAGTCGACTTGATCGGGAAGTCAGGTGAAGCCTGGCTCGCCAAACCATTGTAGTCGCTTTCCGGGATGATGAAGTGGGTCGGCCAAGCGGTGCGGTTCACGTTCACCCGATAAGCCTCGATGAGGTTCTCAAGGAGGGTCTTAAGCTCCGAGGTGCTCATCGACTTGATCGACTTGGTGATCACCGAGGTGTTGTTGGTCGCAGCCGTCTGGTTCAAAAGACCCAGAGAACCGCTGTCAAGACCGAGGAAGGCCACCTTCTGGATACCGAGGTCCCAGTTGCGCTTGCGGGCCTTCTCTTTGGCCGTCACGATGTCCCAGTTGCCGGACTTGGCGGCTTGCTGGATATCGAACAGGGTCCAGGTAGAGGTCTTTGCCCAGTTGTTGACCTTCAACGAGAGGCTATCGACGCCGGCGTCAGCAGCAGCCAGACGGCTGTTGTTGTTCCCAGTGTTGATCACGCCCGTTGAGAAGTCATCAGCGAGCTGGAAGGAGCGGTAGGTGACGATGTTCGAAGACCATGCACCCTCTCCCACCCTGACCGGGAAGTAGTCGGCCGGGGCGATCTCAAAGAACTTCTGCTCTGAGATCTTCTTGGAGATCGTGGTGAGGGAGGTGATGTCGATCTCGTATCCCAGCGCGTTGACTTGCTTTTGAATGACGTCGGCAAGTAACTGTTCACGCTGGTTCAGAACAATCAGCTCACCTTTTGAGTTCAGGATCTTCATTGTGGTTTACTCCTTCGTTTCGTTTAAAAGTTAATCTGCCTGGACGCCCGGGAGATCGATTAGTACCCGAATCAGATCTCCATCTGCAGCAGCGCTGTCCAGGGCGCGGCCAATAATGGTTTGACCTGAGTCGATTTCAGCGACCTTGTTCCCGCTGATCACCACAGCCAATTGGGCGTTCCGACTGATGGCCGAGAGGGCCTCCATGATCATCACCGCCCCGCGGAAGAAGCAGATCTCGACCTTGGCCCCCACTGGGAAGCTTTGATCCTTCTGGGTGTAGGCTACGAAGCCAAAGATATCGTCGCTATTTGCCGCGATCTCCTTGACCTTCGGTACCCCACCGGCGGAATCCACCATGACCACAGCCTGGCCGGGAACTAGGTCCGCCGCAGCGGTCGAGTCCACGATGCAGGAGAGGAGCATATTGTTGAAATTGAGGTCGATCTGCCCCTTAATCGGGATCTCAACGAATTGGTTCTGATTCAGACTCATGGCTTCAGCTCCTTACACCACATCAACAGTGGGTGTTGTTAGAAGGATTCGGATCAACTGCCCAGCACCCGAGGCTTGGTCGAGTGCGATACCGGCGATCGGCTTCCCGCTGGTTGCGGTAATCACGCCCCCGATGGTGGCGACCACGATCATGACCTTGGCCCCGCGGTTAATTGCGGCCGTGGAGACCAAGTACATGACGTTAGAGCCCATGCTCATTTCGACGTAGTCCTTGGCCTTGAACTTCGAGTTCTTCGAGTTGAAGTTGAGGAATCCCGCCACTTGGTCGGTATTGGCCGTGCACGGAGTGACCACGGGTACGCCGTTGACGTCGGTCGTAAACTTCACGGCGACGCTTGCGACCTGGTCGGCGATGCTTCCGGCCAACTGCACAGTGATCGAGTTCGTGTTGAACCGGAGATCCAACTGTCCTTGGACGGGGGATTCCGTGAACTTATTCATCTCCTGGGTTCCGGTGTCCGTCAGAACTCCGACCTCGTTCGAGGTGGCGGTGTCGTTGGAGTGACCGGTGTCGGTGACGACGACCTTATAATAGTACTGGGTCCCTGGAATGACCGTATCGTCGTAGAGGACTACGCTGGTCTTCCCCGAGAGGATGTTCCCACCCCCTGGCGTGAACCCCGAGGAAGTGCTCCGATACCATTGAACGGTATACGGTCCGGTACCGCCAGAGGCGACACTGTCCAGGACGACTTTAAAGCCGGTGTTCTCAACGAGGGCGGCTGTAATTGCTAATGACATCGACGTTCTCCTTAGTTAGAGCCGTAGCGGGCTTGCCCGCGAGCGACCTTATCCGACGACAGCTCAACGACGCGATTCTTAAGGGCCTCAGCTTCAGCGTTCTTGATCTTCTCGAAATTGGCCTCGTTGGACTTCTTCTCTTCAGCGGCCTTCTTTTCAGAGGCCTCCTTCTCTTCGTTCGCCTTCTTTTCGGCGGCGGCTTTTTCCTCAGCCTCCTTGGCGGCCTTTTCGTCATTGGCTTTCTTCTCGTCCGCTGACGGCTCTGGGTGCTTGGCTTTGAGGTCGGCGAGTTCCTGGCACATAGCTACGTGCTTGGCCACGAGGTCATTGACCTTCATCTTCTCTTCGCCCACTTCGACCATGTGCTCACCGTTGGCCATGTGCTCGGGCTTCTGCATCTCCATATGGTAGCCGTCCATCTCGTTGATGAGGGTCCCAATGGAGGCCTCGACCTTACTCTTGGGGAGGGTGACGAGGACATGCTCCAGGTCTTGATCTTCAACCTTTGCCCGCTTAAAGAAATTGAACATTGATTTCACTCCTTTTGAATTTGCTAATCGCTTCAGCTCGATCTCTTTGCCGGCGTTGTATTCCTTGAACTGCTCCGGCGTCATGATGACGGATTCTGCGTATCGGGGGTTGGGGACGATCGCCAGGTGCTCGTACTCGCCGAGCGCAATCTCCTTGGAATAGTCCACGCCGTGCCACTGCCCTCCGCCCTTGGTCATCTTGGGGATATAGGCGTTGGAGAGCTTCCAGCCATTGCGGATGGCCTCGTGGCCACGGTCGCTAATGACCATAAACTCAACCCAGTGCTTACCGTCAGCCTGGTTGAAGAATGAGCGTGAAACGTAACCATCGGCTTCAGTCTGGAGCTTATCTAGATCGACCTCGTCGACGTGACGGACATACACAGGACGCCCTTGAAAGGAGACATCCATATTCTTGATGGCTTCCTCGCCAATGAAGATGCGGTAGGGCTGTTGTCCAGGTTCACGATATTCGGCGACGCCTTCGACCATGTGGAGTCCAAAATAGACTCGGGGTAGTTGCTTGGCGTTCTTCACACTCATTTAAACTTCACCACCGGGATCGCAATGCACCGGCAGTTATAGTCCTGGCCCGGATTGTTCCGACGGACTGGTTCGCCTGGTGCTGTGCTAATAGGAGGATTGTCGAAGGAATATTTCTTCCCATCAAGAACTTTATGGGCTGGGCGCACGGGATGGAGTTTCGAACCCGCTACACAGCGCCAAATGTATTCGCTAACGCCGGCGTCTTTGTACCTAGACTCCTTGAATTTAGTCATGAGTATCGCCGTTTCCTGGCGGGCTAAGAACTTCGCTTTGTTCAAAGAGACGCCGTAACTGGACTGAATTTCTCTGACCAATCCTTCGTAGCGCTGGCCCTCAAAGGCGCGTCGTTGCACGCGCTTACGCATTCTGACGATCTCCTTCTCGGTGAAGTCCTGAACCCAGAGTTTCATGTTCTGGGTATATTCCTTCGCGATCTTCTGGCGTTGTTCACGGGTCAGATCGGGAGTTATGGCCAAACCCTTTAGCGACGACCGCAACTTTCGATCAGTTTTCCAGAGCGTCGTGTCGAAAAACTTCTGAACCTGGAGTTTCTCGGCAATTTCTTCCGGCAGAATTTTATCGAGTCTCCGATCAAGAGCCTGAAGGGTCCGGTTGAAGCGCCCGACGGATTGTTCAATGGCCTCATTGATCTCAAGCGGAAGACGGTTCACTGAGATGCGGAAGGCGCCGATCTTTGGGTCCCACTTAGCACCCAGGGCTCGGAGTTCCCGGGTCAAGCGAGCATTGAATCTTCCCGAGAAAACACCGCGGTGGAACGAGAGCTGGCCTGAGAGGATCGCTGAGACTACGTCGTCGACTGAATTCTGGAGGACCTCTTTAGTGGCCCCGATCTCTTTGAGGAGCGGCAGATAGATCTCCTGGCGGAAGAATTCCTTAAGAGCCTCCTCAAGGGCATCGAAGTCCGCCTGGTCCTCACGGATTGGTTGAAGCCGGATCTCGCGCATTAGAACACCGCCTGGTGAAGATCATTCCTTATGAAGAAGAGGTTCTCTCCCATCCTGCAATAGAGAAAGTACCCCATGGTCTGAAGCAGGGTTCGGGTTAGGTTAGTATTGGGCCGACGGATCTCGACACAGATCACTTTCGGGGAATTCACGGTGAGGTTCATGCTCCGGAGCACGGGGAGGTCCATCCCCTCAATGTCCATGGTCAGTAGATCCGGGAACTTGCCTCCAGAGTACTCATCCACGATGTGGTTTATGGTCACGGTCTTGACCTTCATGATCTTCTTAGGGTCGCCCATAGCGGACTTAACCGCGGCGACCTCTTCCCGGGAGAGGGTATTGCGCCCGGATGTATTAGAATACATGTAGAAGTCCATCTCTCCGTTGACGGTAGCGACCCCGAAATTGAGGTTAATGTCCTTAGGGCGGTGGACCTTGAAGGCCATGATTAGCTCTGGGTTGGCCTCGACATTGATTCCCCTGGATCCGCGTTCATAGAGCAGGGCCGTGTTGGAGATGTTGAACGGATGATGAGCCCCCACATCTAGATAGGAAGGCTTCTCGATCCCCATGAGTCGGAAGAGATTGACCAGCATAAGGTCGTCCCCGTGTTGAGCATAGGTGAGGCAACCATAGTGTTGGTCAGGATGTGGGCGCATCCCGCCGGGCTTGTCGAAGACGCTCAAGCTCCTTCTCCTTGTGAAGAATCATGATGTCGAGGCACTTAACGCAGTTAATTCGTTCTGGGATCATCGTGTACTGCATCTCCGGGAACTCCATGAACTCGCCTTCGCGCGCGGGTTGGGACCAGTTCTTGGTGCAGAGTTGGAAGTATTCCCCCGTGTGGTTCTTGCGGCAGGTATAGAAGTGCCGGATTGGGCGAAGCATTCATGGGGCCTTGCACTGGGCAGTCAGTCTTGCGATACGGTCTATGAGATAGATCTCAAACCCGAAGTGAAAGGTTATGAAGACAAGGAATATGATCGTCGTCATTCTCACTTCTTGGTCTCCCTGACGAAGCGAACAGGCTTACCGGCCTTGATCCCCTCGACCTCCTCTTTAGGGAGAACGGCGGGCATACCGACACGGCAGCACCTCTTAAACTTCTTACCGCTTCCGCATGGACACGGCTTGTTTGGCGGGAACTTCAGCAGAGGGTTCCAGTCGTTGGATTCCTTGGGCTTGCGGGCCATTTTGGCCAGTCGCCTGAAGGCCTCCTGCTTCAACTGGTATTCGGGTTTGGTCTTTTGGCTCACGGGCCGCCTCCTCTGCTGCGTATTTCTCAAGCTTGTTATCAAGGGTACGGATCGCAATCCCAAGCGACTGGGCCGTCTTGGTCTTGTTCCAGCTAAAGTACTGAAGTGCCCTTTGGATAATGATCTTCTCAGAATCCTCGAGACTCATCCCTGGGTACCAAACATCTGTCATGTGGCTCCTCCGTGTTCGTTCTTAACTTCTGGGGCTTCCTTAGCACTAAGCTTGGACTTGCCCTTGGGGGCTGCGGGCTTCTTCTCGCCTTCATCGCTGGCGTCGTCCTCTTCCGCATCTGGCTCGAGCATGACCTTATTGAGGTCCAATTGCATGGGGAGGAGGTTGTCGCGGTTACAGGCGTCCCGGAACTCCTCAGAGTCAATTTCGCCAGCGGTCTTAGCGCCCAGGAGACGATTGAACTTCTGGGTCTTAACGTTCTCCTCCTGCTCGGCCGAGAGAACCCTCAGAGGTTTGAATTTGATATCGAGATCGTCGGGGATCATCCCGAAGAGTTTCTTGCACCTCAGTGCTAGGACGGTCATGGTCTCGTATTTGACCTTGGCCCTAACCTGCCCCTCGACCATTGAGTTATAGACCTCGATATCGTCCTCACCGGAGTTAAAGCCCGCAGCGGAGATCCCAAAGAGCTTAGTGAGGGGCATCCTTAAGTCAGAGGCCACCTGCATCCTGATCCCAGCCATAGTCTCGGCGATCCCCGTGAAGGAGAGCTCCTTCTGGTCCCAGTCATCCTCAGCGTCCATAGTGAGGGCGTTAAGATAACTCTTCTGCATGTTCGCGAGCTGGATGCGCTTTTGAACCTGCTCCGTCCCGTTGGCGTTAAGGAGGGTGTTGGCCAGGTTCTTGATCTTGAAGACGTCCACCTTAAACTCGTCGAGAACCTCGAAGGTGAGATCCGTGGCCTTAAGATACTGGTTAATGGAGCGGACCATCCCTTCAATGACCGAGAACCCCCAACCCCGGAGACGAGGCCGGATGAATGAGGGGGCAACTAACCCCTTCATCTTCAGGACCCGAGACTTATGGATGCGCTCCCCATAGTAGCTGAAGTACTCAACCTCGTAGTTCTGAAGCTCGGCATTGAACGCCTCGGTATTGAGTTTGTCCCAGAAGAGCTCCCACATATCGACCGCGCGGAACTCGAGCTTTGAGTCCTCGCCGATCATGTTCATGTCCAGTGGCATTGAGGGGTCTTGGTCAGTCATAAGGAGGACGCCGGCGCCACCATAAAGGCGGTTCCATTTGGCGGCTTGCTTCACCGCTTCCAGGTCCCCACTCCGGTCGGCTGTGATTAGGAGCTCTTTGATCTGGTCCTCGTTCAATTGCTTGGTGTGGACCTCGAGTCCCCCGCGAAAGGCATCGTCCACGGGGACGTCGATCACGGTCTGAACGAGCCCGCTCTCCATGTACATCTCCGAGAGGAGCTGTCTTAGGTTCGAGACCAGGTACCAGCGTTGGTTCTTAAAGATCGTATCCACCTGGGAGAGCTGAACCCCCATTCCCCCGGGCTGAAACCCCATGATGGCCTCGGTGAGACCGTTCTTGAAGTTGTCCCACTGCTTTCCGGTCATCTCGTTCTTCAGGGTGCCAATCTGCTTCTCGCTTAGGATCATCTGCTCGGCGGGCAGTTCAATCTCTGGGGGCTTTTTACGCTTGGCCACTGAACCCTCTCATGTTGGATGATTTATAGGACATCAAGAATTGAGGCATTTGAACACATTTCATTGAAGGCCCCGGACAGCGTGTCGACAATGTCGTCGTGCGATCCTGTCGGAAAGTTCTCAAGCTCGGTGAAGAATTCATCGTTCCAGGGGGCGCGTAAGACCATGATATTCCCGGCCTCTACTTGGGCCGATACGGGCTTCGCGCGGGTCTCCTTGTCCTTCGTTGGCTTACGGACTCTGACCTCGAACCCGGCCAAAAGACGGGCGTAGTTCTCGGCATCGGCCACGCCCGCCGAGCCCGGGTCTTGCTCGACACAGACCTTAACTCCGACCCCATCAAAGGCTGCCGTGTTCCTCACCATGCGTTCAACGTTGAGGGGCGTGTCCCTGAGGCTTCGGAGATCAGTGACAATGAACTTACCGTTCGCGAGCTTGTGGAGCTTAAGGCCGCGGGTCCAATCCGGATCTGGATTGTCCTCGTTCGGTCTGGTTGCTCCCTTATCCCAATAGCGGACGATGTCTATGGTCCCTGCGGGGGTCGCGTCCACGAGGTCGAACCACTCGCGGCGGAAGTAACTCCCTGCAGAGGCCCGGACGTTCCAGTTCCCCTCTTTAAGCCGCATCCGATCGACCCTTGAGAGGGCCATGAGGTTGGCCAGGTACCCTGGGTCCTTCTGCATGAGGATCTGGTTGTCGGTGATCTTGGCCGGGATGAACGTGAGACTTTTTGGTTGGATCTCCGGTCCTCGTCCATAGCGGTCGTAGATCTCTTCCGGGGAGTCGGCCCAGATCAACTGCTCACTCTGGCGGATGAACCAGCGAATAGATCCCGCGCGTTCGGGGATGGCCAGACCATCGGCGTCGATCCACCAGTCAATGAGCTTTCGGACCCAGCTATCAACATCCGGATTGGTCGTGGCCCTCACATAGGGGCGCACCCCGCAGGTTGACCGATTCCTTGAAAGCATGTACCAGAACTGGAATTCCGAAAAGTGAGTGAGCTCATCGAACCCAAGGAAGCAGATCTGTGACCCCTGCCAGTCATAAACGTTCTTGTCGTACTCCAGGTGGGCGAACTTCACGCGCGCGCCCGAATCAAAGTTCCACTCGAGGGCGTACTCTAATCCCTTGGCCCCTATGAACGGATATAGCTTCATCGACTCATCCCAAAGGCCTCCTTCGTTACGGACCTGAACACTCGTCTTCCGGAAGATCACCCCCCCGTAATCTGGGTAATCGATGTAGTGCAGGGGTTCGAGGAGGAGGGCGAATGTCTTGCCGCCCCCGGCGCTGCCCCCATATATCGCAATATCGGCCTCTGTTGAAAGGAAGTCCGTCTGCGGCCCCGACTGTGGCCCGAACTCAATGCGTAGTTCCTGGGCCGCTTGGCTCATTTCCTATCCCGATTGTTCGGAGGGATCGTGAAGACCACGACCGGTGCTTGGGGAGCCTGAGGAGCGCTGGCAATAGCCTTGGCAGTTATCTTGGCATCGGCCCGGCTAAACCCCTCCTGCGACTCACACCAAAATACCAAGGCTTTGAGGTCCGGGGGACGGGCGTACTCCTCGGTCGGCCGCAGGGTCACCGGATCCACCTTCCGCTCCCCCATTGCCATGCTGAATAGGGTCTTCCTGACGTTGGTCGCAGCCTGAGACCTTCCCTCCTCCACCGCATGTCGCGCCGCTGGGTCCCGCGCTATTGCTTCCTGGAAGCTCGCTGGGGTCATTGGCTTGCCCTTGTGGTTCTTGAACAGGGCGGCCTGCTGGTGGAGGGGTACCCTAATGGCCGCGAGTGTCCTCAACTGGTCCAGCTCATTGGGCGAGAAGGTCCGGCGCTTGGGGGGGTCCCTTTTGGCATAGTGACTCATGGATTAACTCCGCAATTTGTCGGTTTTTCTGGTGGAAACTGAAGAAAAGCCGCCATTTTGGTGGTGTTTTCTGGCGAGAGCGCCGCGTAAAGTGCGCTTTTCGGGTCGCAGAACCTACCGGCCGGGCACTTGGCAGATGTCAGGGGTCCGCCTCCTTTGGAGGAGTCCTTGGCTTGCGGGTTGGGAGGGAGGGGCGACGCTCCGCAGGCAGGAACTACCGGTAAATTATGCGTAGACTCAATGGTGAGGAAGACGGCTCAGCTTTGGCAAGGAAAAGATGAAGCGCCCGGAGTTTAGGCCAGGCGCATCGTGAGGCTTACTCTTGGGCGGTGAAGCGGCTGTTTAATTCTTGGGCACGGTCTGAGCTGGGGCTGACATCTTTGAGATCTGGAGCGTAGCCAAAGTCCTCGGCGATCGAGGCGCCGGTTAACGCGTCTGCGAAGAGGGCTCTAATGGCGAGGATTCGGGCTCGGCGGATCAGCATCACCTGGCGATAGGAAGACCATGGCATCCCTTCCTTGGCGCGCCGGAGGAGCCCCGCACGCTCTGCATCCATAAGGGTGAATGCGAAGCTCTGGGGGTCCTTCATGCCCTTCCTCTGGAGTCTGACGACCCCACCCCAGGGTATGGCCTTGAGGTTTTGAGACTCCCAGCAGATCTTGGTGCCCTCCTCGTCGATATTGAACTCCTCGTAGAACATGAAGTCCTGGTGGCGCTGGACCAGGGCTAGGGGGAGGTCCCCGAAAAGGGATGGAGAGCCCTCAATGACCGCTATGTTCCTGAGCGATGGTTGGGGCGGGAGCCCTAGTTGGGCCGCCATGTTCCACGCGACGACGACCTTCTCTCGGGTGTCCAGGTGTCTTGGCATGGACTTGGCCTTGATCATCTGGTCGATGAAGCGCAGGAGCTGGGTATGGTCCTGGGGTGCCAGGGCCTGGGTCTTATCTGAGATCGGGATCAGCGACCCCATGGGTTGGGGCTTCGGTTCCGGGGCCTCGATTACTGGTTCTTGGGCGGCTTCAGTTGAGTCGGTCGTCATTGGTTTCTCCTTGTGTGATCGTAGTGAAGTAAAATCCGTTGGCCTCGAATTCCTGCTTTAGGGCCGTCTTGACCGCCTCCAATGCGAGGAGAACAGCCAGCATCTGCTGAGGGCTTGGGAGAGTATTGGGAAGGCGGTCTAGGACAAAGTTATTGATGGCCACCGCGATCGGCTTTACCTCTTCGCCGAACATCTGGGAAGTCAAATAGTCGTCGTGTTCATTGTGCATTTCGAGGCCCCTTCGGCTCTTTGGTGTCGGCTGTCATGGCGTTGTCCACGGCCAAAGGGTCATCGACAAATGCATCCCCGTCTCAATTAAAAATCCCGACTATGAGCCACTCAATTCCCCGCCAGATCATACCGATGATTCTCACCGTGGTCCTTCTCTGGTAGTGCTCAAGGGTCTCCACGGCGTCGGCGTATTCCTGCATCTCTTCGAGGTGCATTTGGGCTCGCCTCCCTCGCCGATTGCGGCCCTGTAGGCTGCGAGGGCTTCCTCTGCTATCCGCTGGTCACTGGTACACGGCTCGCCTTTATTGTCATAGTGAGCTGATTCAAAATGTTCTAGCGCCTCCGCCATCTCTCTCACCACTCGGCTTTTGAGTGTCCACTTAGCACCTTCAGCGAAATCACATCCCGCAGCAGTATCTAAATAGCTGACAGTATTTTTATGGGTACCGGCATACTCATGCGCCGCTGCTTCAAGTTCTCGTTCAAACTCAGTCGCGGCCTCGGTGGGGGTCATTCGTCGTGCTCCTTGTCGCTCCAGTCTGGAACTATCTTAAGCGGTCTGCCGCAGATTAAACAGCGCCCCCGCTCATTGGTCTTTTTGATGAAGTCCTCAAGGGTCCTGCGCGGCATCAGCCAGTATCGGTCGATGAGAAGTCCCACCATCACCATGAAGTAAGCTATGGCTGCAAAGGTGTTCAGGTTCACTTCAAATCCTCCAGCTTACAAAAGCTCTTTTCGATGCGCTTGATGTATGGCTTATATTTCCTTGGTTGGCGATAAGGGCTCTCTAAAATCCAGCGGCGTCCATTGGGGGTCATGATGAATTGTGGGTTGAAGAAGTCCCCTGGATAATAGAAGAAAAACTGGTCCCGTTTGACGGCATACCAAAGCTCAACCTCTGGCTCAAAGAGATCTCTCACTCCCTCCCCCCAATCTTTACTGGCCCAGGATGGGGCTTGTTCATATGCCGTTGCCGTTGCCGTAGCCGCCGTTGCCGTAGCCGTTGCCGTAGCCGTCGCCGTTGCCGTTGCCGTTGCCGTTGCCGTAGCCGTCGCCGTCGCCGTTGCCGTCGCCGTAGCCGCCGTTGC